AACTCGAAAATGCGGATGACGTATCCGGCATTGCGCCGGTGGTTAAGTTCACCGTACAGAGCGATCCGGTGAGTGCCGTAGGCGTGAACGGATTACAGGCCGTCGATATGCTTGAATACGTCAAGAACTTGTTCAAGAGCCTAAACGACACATTCCCCTGCCGGGAGAACAGCATTACAATCACAAAGATTGAGGAAGCCATTTTTTGGCAGGAGGCCCGGACAAGGGATCGGATGAAGCGCGGCGTAGAAGGACAAAACAAGAACTAATAGGGCATGATAGGCTTTCATGAAAAGGGACATCGCTACGAGTCCATCTCAGAGGATCTTCAGGGCGTGGAGTGGATCAGCGCCACAGGCTTTGTGGGCCGATTTGAGACACCCTTCGACAAGAATGGAGTTGCGGACAAGGTGAGTAAGAAAAAGGGCAGCAAGTGGTACGGTATGCCCCCCTGGCGTATTGTTGAGTTGTGGGATGCGGAGAACCAAAGGTCGACGGATATCGGCTCGATGCTTCACGCCCATCTGGAGCGCAAGTATCTGAGTATGGAAACCATGCCGCTGTTCGGAAAGGAACTCAAGGTGAACCCACCCTGGTACGACGACCTTGGCAGGAAGATTGACATGCTGCCTCAGATGTCCGAGGGTGTGTATCCTGAGAAGCTGCTGTTCAAGCGCATCAGCGAAACACTTGGCGTGTGCGGGCAATCGGATGTCGTGGCGATATGCGATGGCAAGGCGCACATCTCCGACCACAAGACCAACAAGGAGATAAAGACCGAGAACCACTGGAGTAAACTGCTGCCGCCGTATAGCCATCTGGACGACTGCGAATACAGCAAGTACAACCTGCAGTTATCCCTGTACATGTGGATTGTATTGCAAAACAATCCGGAGTTAGAGCCGGGCGAGATGCTGATCAGGCACAACCTGTTCGAGATTGAGGCCGTGGATGACTACGGGTTTCCGGTAGTGGCCATTCGCGGTGGTGTGCCGGTGGTCAGGGAGGTAGTGAAGTACAGGATGAAATACCTGCGCGAGGAGATAGAAAGCGGCATCGAGTGGATTGTGCGCAATCACAACCGCAAGCAGGCAGCATTAAAAGTAAACCCATAGGTTGACATTTCCGCTGGGGTTGTCAATCCATGAGTTTACTTTATGGGGTGGGTTGGAAGTCGTCCGAGACACTTTGGGATATCAATACACCAAAGGCATCTATGATCTGCCGCAGATGGGAGTCCCACGGCATGATAACGCTTTTCTCCGCCTTCCATTTGTCCTGGTTGGCCATTAAAATTTCCCGGTTGAGGGTTTCCGGCATGTCGAACAAAATCAGCAGACCCGGATTTTCTGCCGTATTGTTGCTTATCCGAACCCTGAATCTGTTCTCCCTGGCATCAACTGTCAGCAACCCTTTGCCGGCCAGATTGATCCTTGCGACGCCCGGCTTTGCGGAGAACATGAAACTTATCTGTGTGCTGATGCTTCCCGAAACCCTGTCCTCATCGATCTTGCCGTATTTGTAATTTACGTTTTTTATGAGTGCCGCCTTTGCCGAGTTAAACACCTTGTCCCTGTCGTTCACTGAATCGAGCATGAAGACCTTCTCATAAACTATCCTCCCGTTTTCTATTGGAATTGTGGTCAATACTTCCGCCTCCGTGTTCTTTATCTGGGCAAATAGAAAGGACGGTAATAGTGACAAGAAGGCGATTGTCTTTACAATGTTCATGTAACGATTGGATTTCTCAAGGAATTGATGCAAACTACTTCTCCTTGTGCGTGTTGCAGAATTTCGTGCCGGAGATGGCGCAGTTCTTGCACTGCACCTTGGTGGACTTAGCGATAGCCTCGCATTGCCCGAACTTGCAGGCGGCATCCACTTCTGTGCTATATGACCTTGTGAACAGGGAGAACAGAATGATGAACAGGACGACAATGCCGAGGCATCCGGACTTGTTGGCGGATACCGTTTTTTCGTCAATGGTCTCTCCGGAAAGCGCCTTGGATACAAGACCGAAGAACTTATCGACGATCTCATTGGCCTGGTTGCCGCTGTTGGTCGCCTTGTTCGAGGTCAGTATGATCTGTGTTTCGGTGTCACTTACTTTCTTGAGCTGTATGGTGGCCGGGACAATTACCGCAAAGCCGCCGACAAGGGCAACGGTGTAGGTGTTCATGACGGCGTCCCTACTCTCTATCTGGTAGAACTTTTTGCTTGCCGCACATACTTTTTCAATTGCTTCCTTAACATCTGCAATGGGGAATGATACCTGGACGTCTCTGTTGATGCCGATTGATAATGCCATGTTTTTTTGGTTTAATGGTGTTTATATGGATGCGGAGATGAAATTAATGAATGAATGTTTACCGGCATGTGGCATTTATGACATATTTATTTTTGCTGCCGGGATTATCACGCAGCGCATCAGCAAAATGTTCCTTTGCCTGTCTTAATGCGATCAAAGCATTGACTACACTACTTGCCCCTTTGTTCATTGCCATATGTTTCGTTGTAGTGTACTGCTGCGTCTTTTATTTCTGATTCACCTTTAGCATATTCATATCCATTCCATTTGCCCGCATGAAAGGCATCTTCAATCTGCTCCTTCTCCATTGCTTTTGCTTTATGATATTCAGCTATGGGCAATTTCTTAAAATATCCGTGTTCAACCAATATATCTAAAAGCCATTCTACTGCAGTCTGCTTGTTATTCTCCATATGTTTCTTTATAGTATTGTTCTGGTCTAAATTCTTTATCTGTCATATCGTAACTTCCCTGTGTGTAAGCATGCGCAATCTGCTCCTTCTCAATAATTTTAGCAAAATCAAACCATGCGTTAATGCTTCCCACTAATTCTTCCGATGATGCGGTTGAAAGTTTTTGGTATAACCACCCTACTGCCGTTTGTTGTGCCATGTGTTTTATTTTATATATTTTATGTGCCATTTAATTATAGGAACGAAACCAACTGCGTTTTGAATTAGCCATAAATTTAGTTTGGCACTTTACGCATTCGAATTGCCCTACCTCTCTACCATCAACCATGTCAATAAATTTACATTCTTCAATCGTTCTAATATGGTGAAAAATGGCACATAACAAGGTATTTATAAAAGAATGGCTTTTGTGCTTAATTGTCTGTTGTGCCATAATTTACTTTTTGAATAGTGTTTTAAAGTATTGTTTGATTGCCCACCATATAAGCATTCTAATTGCTTTTCTTTGATTGTGATATGGTAATTGAAAAAAATCTGGGAATACATTAATTAACACCTTACGAGTATTTGCATAGTAGTAAGTAGATTCTATTTTTTCATTGATAGGTGGATTGTTCCGCACGGAAAATGTAAATTCTGGATTTGAGCTAATTGAAAACTTACCATTATTTACAGGTATATTGATACGCATTGTGGAAACTAAATCTTGATTTGCAGTAACTGTAAACTTACCACCGAATTTGTAAGTAGATTCCTTTTCCATTTGATTTGCACTAACTGAAAAATCACCGAAACTGTAAGTAGATTCTTCTTTTATTGGCGTTTTCTGTGCCATGTTATTTGGTTTATAGTTTTTCTATTTCTTGTTTAACTTCTCGCCAATATTTATCAGCTTCTTCTCGTTGTTCTTCGTAATAATACTCATGAGTTCCACCGCAATCATCCCAATCAACATTGGATGGATTACGAGGTTCTGAGTTTATTATCTTATCCACTACTAACAATGCAATTTTTTTACTTGCTAAAATATCAAGATTGCCACACTCAACAGATGGGATAATATTATAAATCAATGTTACAATTTGTACAGCTTCTTCTTTCGGTGTCATAGTTTTTCTATTTCTTGTTTTACTTGAAACCAATAATCCATAGTCGAACAAACATCTGTATTGAGAGGTTTACTGTGTGGGTTTGATGCTATTATGTAATTAACAGCTGTCATTGCGCAAGCTTTAGCGTACTGGTTCCTGTGAACGGGTTCACTCTCCCCAGTTTGCGTATTAATTATCGTATAAGTCGAAAACCCCATAGCGTGATATAGTTCGTAAGCCTGTTCTTTCGGTGTCATGTTATTTAGTTATGAATAATTCATACACGCTATTCTTTGTCCTAAACTTCACATGCGCTTCACTCTGCTCGATGATTTGCGTGACGGTTGTGGTCAGCCATCTGTACCCTGCGCTGAATGGGCCAAGGATGCACGACCTGCCCACTGCGATACTATCATGGATAGTATTAGCCGAGTCATCCTCGTTCCACTCTACCCATCCAACCTTGTCCGATTGCTTGGTCAAGCCGTCACTTTCTCTAACCAGTTTGTATGTCGTGCTTGCGGGATTATCCATTGTATGTTTTATGAGTTTTATACACCAGGATCCATAAAATCAAAACGAGCGTAAATAGCGTGGACACGGGAAAGTAAAATGCGCCAGCAACGAGAATCGCTGTCAGGCTTAACGTTATGAGCAAAAGTGCGGAGGCATAAAGAGCCGATTTGGTATTCATGTTATTTTGTTTTTTGGTTTAACTGAAATGTAATCTGATGGCATCCGGGAATGACCAAGAGATCATAAATTCTTTTGAGTATTCTCGTATTCTTCAATAGTCTTGAAGATGGCATATGGAATCTGAGGTACTACTGCATTCCCGTATGCCTTGATGGATTCGTTTCGCCACTTTGACCAAGCGGAAACTGTCCTCCTCTCGACTTCCATAGCAACCAGTGCAATTTCATGTGACAAGTACGGCATAGTGTCTGCAAATTGTTCCTTGAATTGTTTTTCCAATTCTCGTCCTTGTGGTGTATTTGCAAATGTTCCGTACTCCCGCAGTTTTCGCAGTAGTGCCTCCGATGTTTCCTCGCTAAATGCAGATGTCCCTTTCTCGTCTGTATTGGAGGGCGAACATAACTGCAAGACTTTGAGCAGTATTGTCGGCTCATGTATCTTGTATAATCCTCCCAGATATTCCCGAATTTCCTCCGATTGAAGGATATCCCACACTTCCTGCAATTCTTGATCGGTGTATCTTTCAGTGATTGTGGCATATATTTCCGGCTTTATATGTCTAACCATCCAGTCGGAAACCCCATCATACTTTCCACAAATTGGGGATTGAGTTGGGAACTCTTCCCAGTCTGGGCGAATGCATCCGGAAGTGAATTTGTTTCCGTTCTGCCCGATGCTTCCAATGCCTCCGAAGATCTCGCCCCCTTGTAATCTCTCGTTGCCGGTGTCGGCAGCATCCCCATTGCCATTGCTCTGCTCAATGTCACCGAATGCATTGAACCTTCCTTGACTTGACTGCTCTTCATCTTCGCAGTCGCATTCGTTGAATCCATTGCGGTCGGAGTCGGCAGCATTTGTAACCTTGCCATTTGCTTCAATGGCATTTGTAAATTCACCCCCTTCTCTGCCCATTTCTCCTTGTCTATCTCCCATTTTTCGGGTGTCCTGGCTGAGTTCCAATCGAAGGCGTTCGGGGTCGGGAGCAATCCCATTGTTGCATAATCGTTCAGACCAAATGTCCATCCTTGTGATATTTTCCGTTTCGTTCTGCCATCCTCCATTTTGCTGCCATACTTCTCGTCCCTTGTTTGTGGTGTCGGCAGCATCCCCATACTTGCCATCCGACCTATGTTGAGAGAATGACTGCTCTTCCCATCCGTTGTCTTCCGTCTTCCGTTCTCGTTCATCTCGCAATCCGATTCCGGTTCCTGGGTTGTTGGTGTGGGCAACAAACCAAACTCTGTCTCTGCGGTGGACAGAGCCGACACCTGCAGCTGGAAGTACATACGATTGTACTTCGTACCCTTCAGCTTCCAGGTCAGCTTGCACCTCGTGGAATACCAGTCCTCCCGACCAATTAATAAGGCCGAAAACGTTCTCTCCCACGACCCATGTTGGCTGAACTTCCCGAATGACTCTAAGCATTTCCGGCCAGAGATGTCGAGAGTCTTCCTTGCCGAGTCTTTTTCCGGCTGCGGAGTAGGGTTGGCAGGGAAATCCACCGGTGAGAATAATGTCATCTGTTCTCCAATTGTCCCCAAATCTTTTTGAGAGTTCATAGTTTAATTTTTCGTAGGTGAGTGTATGTATGTCATCATGGTGGTACGCATCAGGCCAATGATACTGCAAGACATTATTTCCAAATGGATTTATTTCGCACGAGGCAATGTTTGTCCAACCCATCCATTCGGATGCCAGATCAAACCCTCCGATTCCACTAAATAGACTTATGTGAAGCATCTTCTTTACTTTTTTCAACTGTTATGTCATCGCCGGCAATGATGCAATCGATGATCGTCTCGACTACCTCTCGCTCTTTCGGACTCAGCTTGGCGATCTTCTCCTGTATCGCCAGTGTGGTGAAGACATCCGACTCCCATTCTGCCCGTATGCCGTCTCGTATCACCTGGGGGAAAAGGGGGTATGTAATGATGTCGCCATAAATCCATTCCAATTTTGCGCAGTACTGCTTCATCAACCTTGCGCCAATGGTTCCCGGGTTCTCTCGTTGGAAAGAACCAAAATGCTCATACGCCTGTCTGACGGAATGGATGGCGTTTACCAGATCTGATGCTCCTGATTTCACATTACGAATTTTCGTTCTTCAATTTTTGGCACAACCTTGAGGCTGCCCGGTCGGGTTCCCTGGCGGATGTTCGGGAACCAATACCCCTTTGCATACGCCTTCCAGTCCATGATCTTTCTGCCGTTCTTGTCCACCCATCCGATGGCGGAATTCTTGTTGTAGAATAGTTCCGCCTGCTTGAGATCCTTGCCGTTTTCAAGGAAGTATGCCTTTACTTCTTCTTCCTCAGGCGCTAAAAAATTGTCTTTGCCTGTGTGTGTGTGTTCTGTATTTGTATTATGTATTACTGTATTAGTGTATTCTGTATTTGAAATGGAGGTTTTCCGCTGCGGATTATCCGTTGCGGATTTACCGCTGCGGATTATCCGTTGCGGAAAATCGCTATCGGTTAAGGGGGTAGGGTAGGCCCTAATGGAATATTCGAAAGTTCCGGCTGCGGTTTTATGGCAAATACATTCAGCGTAACCCTTCTTTTCAAGTTCACTAAAGGCGGATGTAACGGCGGAATACCCGTCTTTGCAGTAGGACGTTAAGTCCTTTTTCCGGATGACGGTATGATCTTGGAGTAGAAGCATAATCTGAAGCAAGGACTTGGCCTTTAGGCTGATCCTGTTGTCAAAGGCGATATTCTTCAGAATGGTGATGTCCATCTTGGGACTTCTTTGGTCGCTTCCAAGCATTGGAAATAAAAACCCCGTTAGGACTTCAGGGCCGACACCCATCCGCCCAAACGGGGCCAAAATCAGTTCAGATACCGTGTCGGCGGTTCTACAACACAAACATACGTATAAAAAGCGTAAATTTGACAAAATTTAATTTTGCCGTGAGTTACCAAGCGCCTTTGAGCCAAACCCTGTACGAGTTCCATACCTCGACTCCGTCCAAGAAGTCGGACCCTGAGTTCGGGCGGACCGTTGCAAGGCAGATGGTCAACACGATCCGCGATGGCCTCAATGGCTACTACGTAAAGCGCAACCGGCGATTCGCCGACCTGAGGAAGATCGCCCAGGGGCGACATGACATGCGGGAGTTCCTTGACCTGATGGGCATAGACGGCAAGAACGCATACGTAAAGCTCGACATGACACCGCCGGCCATCCTGCCCAAATTCCTCGACATCGTCGTAGAGCGGTTCATGGAACTGGAGGAGCGCCCAACGGTCACGGCCGTCGATGACAACTCCAAGCAGCAGCGGCAAAAGGAGATCAATGAGGCTGAATTCGCTATGAACATGGGCGGCGTCATTGCGGGACTGGAGCAACAGGCAGGCATCCCGCTGGTGGACCCCAACAAGTACATCCCTGAGAACTACGATGACCTGACGCTATACTTCGAGACGGAACACAAGCTTCCAGAGGAGGTAAAATTCCAAAAACGCATACTCGACGCCCTTGATGACGGAGGCTATGAGGTCTTCAAGCGTTCGATGCTCTACGACCTGGTTGAGGTCGGCATGGCATGGGCGTTCGTCTACAAGGACGAGAACGGAGCAAAGAAATACCGCCGTTGCATACCGGAGAACACCATCTACTCGTGGAGCAACTACGACGACTTCAGGGATTCCACGGTCATTGGAGAACTGGAAAAGATGAAGGTCTCCGACATCCGGGCCAGGTTCCCCAAGATCAACGAGCGAACCCTGTTCGACATGTTCAAGCGCACCGATCAGGGTGGCAAGGCCGAACTTTCCTGGGCGGAGGAGTTCCGGGTGATGCTGATCCGGCCCTATGATGACTGCGTGGTGGAGCTTTTCCACTTCCAGATCGTCACCACCGAGGAGCGCATGTGGGTGGAGAAGCGCGACAGCTACGGAAAGAGCGTGCTGAACGAGAAGAAGGAAAGGCCAAAATACCTGGGCGACAACAAGACACTCATCGAAAAGCGCCTGAAGGTCGTGTACACCGGCTGCTATTCCCGCACCACGGACGAGATGCTTGAGTGGCGTGTCATGGAGAACATGATCAAGCCGCATTACGCCATGCACGAGGCGTTCACCAACTATGTCGGATTCATGCCCAACAACCGGGACATGGTCAACATCTCGCTCACCGAGCGGTCCATTACGGCGATAAGGATGCTCTCGCTCATCCAGCTTAAAAAGCAGCAACTCATCGCCAAGATGCGCCCCGACGGATTGCTGGTCAACACACGGGCCTTGCAGGGCGTACACTTGGGCATGGGTCAGGATGCGGAGTCTCCGCTTGAACTTCAGGCCATGTACGACCAGACGGGCATCCAGTACTACACCGACCTCGACGAGGATGGAGAGACCCGTAACGGCGCACCCATCCAACCCATCGAGAGCAATGGCAACGCCCAAAGCCTCATGGCGCTCGACCGGGAATACAACTTCTGGATCGATAAGCTGCGCAGCGACCTCGGCACCAACGAATACGTAGAGGGTCAGTCCGTCAATCCAAAGCTCGGACTGGGCGTCATGAACAACCAGATCAGCGCCTCCAACCGGGCCACCAACTTCGTGTACCGTGGATTTCTGAGCATCCTTGAGGGCATCGCCAAGCGCATCGCCATCATGGACTGGTACGACATCGTCGAGACGGGTTCCAGGGAATACGGCATCACGCCTGATGAGATGGAGGGAAAAATCTTCGACATCAAGATTGACATGGCGCCCACCGATACCGACCGAATGTACATCGAGCAGATGGCACAGACCGCGCTATCCGCCGGTCTGATCACTTTTGAGGAGGCTGTAAAGGTCAGGCGCATCGCAAAGGAGAACGTCAAACTGGCTGAGATATACCTTGGCAAGTACGAGGCCAAGCGCAAGCGGGAGCAGCAGGAGTCCGCACAGCAGAACTCAATGGTGCAGGCACAGATACAGGACCAGGTCGCAAAGAACAAGGCGCAAAGCGACGCCCTGCTGCTTCAGGGTAAAGGTCAATTCGACCTCAAAAAGCAGCAGATGCTCAATGAGGCCGCCAAGACACAGGTCATGGGTCAGGTGGTCAACACCATCCTCTCTGAGTGGATGAAGATGGGCAAATCGGTTTCCGAGATGCCGCAGGAATTCCAGTCGATGGTATCCGCCTTCATGCAGAACATGGTAGGCTCGCAGCAACTGCAGGCGGCACGCAACGAGCAGGAGGCCGGTGAGATGCAGCAGGAGATGATGGAATCGCAACAGGAGGCAATGATGCAGCAGCAGGAAGGTCAGCCGGATATGGAAGAAGGCATGCAGTCGCCAGAAGGGCAGCAACCCGAAATGGAATCGGAGATGGAGATGCCGGAGTCAGAGGGTCCGCAAGAAGGGCAGGAGGCAGAGACCGAGGATTAAACCAAATATTTTACGCATAACTTTGTAAAATACGCTATATTTGCGTAGGAAATCCTTAGTATGGCGGAAGAAGTAAGAAACGAACAAGGCGAATTATTGCTCCCACAGAGTCAATATGACGCATTGGAGCCGGTGAACGGAGCGGTGTATGTGGAGGACAGCCTGTATGAGCAGGCAAAGGCCGCAGCGCCGCTGGCAACCGACGAGCAGAAGCCGGATGCACAGACTCCGGATCCTGCCGCACAGCAGCAGACCGATAGCCAGGCACCGCAGATTGACTACGATGCCATACTGAAGGAGAAGACGCAGAACAAGTTCGAGAAATGGGATGACCTGCTTGCCCAGCTCGACAGGAAGCCTGAGATAGAACTCAGCGAGAACAGCAGGAAGTTATTTGAAGCCATCAAAGAGGGTAAGGAGGACGAACTCGCCGACATACTGTACCAGCGAAAGCTGCTCAGTGGCGTGGAGTCCATGAGTGCGGAGGATGTGATCAAGCTCAAGATGCAGATCGACAACCCCGACTACACCGAGGAGGACATCAACGACGAGTACGAGCAGAAGTTCGGTGTCGGCGTGAGCAAGGATGATGTCGAGGAGTCCGAGTATGCCAAGTGGGAGAGACGTGCGCAGCGAAAGCTTACCGCGGAATCCAAGACCGCCAAGGAGTTCCTCTCCCGATTGAAGGACAGCATCGCGCTTCCGGATTTTGCGGCAAGTACTACGGCGCAGCCGAACCCGGAGGCGGAAAATTTTGTGAACCAATTGAGCAGTTTCGGAGATCAGTTCAACGAATCGCTCAGTGAAAATATTCGTTCTTTATCAAAGCTCGACTTAGGGATCAGCGACAAGGATGTTCAGTTCCCTCACGAGTACACGATACAGGACGCAGAAAAAGCGGAATTGAGCAACAAGGCCAGCAACTACTGGTCTTACATTCAAAGTCGATACACCAAGGACGGAAAGTACGACACCCAAAAATTGCTCAAGGACATCTACCTGGTCGAGAACTTCGACAAGGTCATGAAGTCCGCCGTGACTAGGGCCATGAACCAGGCCAAGGTTGAACTTGTCAAGGGTGTCGCTAACGTCCAAGATACACGTATCGCAAACCCTGCCGGCAACTTCGCGGAAGACCAGTCCAAAAGAGACTACGAGAACTTCCTCCTTGGTTAAGGTGAAATGGCGGTGGCGAACCCACACGTAACCATTTTAAGAACCTTAACAATTTTACTCATATGCCAGCTCATTCCCCCAATCAACCCGGACTCGTTGCAACAACGGCCAACAGGTCCTTCATCTCCGCTCTGCAAATTCTTGACCGCAGCTTCACCGAGAAGCTCGTCGAGAAATACGGCAGCGAAAACTACACCTTCCTGCTCGACATGCTCGGCCGCAAGGTAAAGACAGAAAACCGCGACTTCTATCACTACGAGCGCCGCAAGCGCCATGCAGCCGTTCAGGTGGCTTCCATCACAGGCGGCGCCACTGCCGGTGCAGACGTGGTAGTGACCGTCATCGCAGGATCCCACTATGACTCCGGAACCAAATCACCCGGCCGTGTAGGCGAGGTAGTGATGTGGGCCAACACCGGCGCCCTGGGTAAGATCACGTCGATCACCACCACCACTGCAAGCGCACACACCTACACCATCAAGCCGCTCAAGTCCGACGTCCGCATCAACCCCGCCGCCAACGACTGGCTGCTGTTCCAGGGTTTGCAGCACGTAGGCGAGGCAAGTGATGTGCAGGCATCCATTCAGCCGCTGACCGACAAGATCAGCAACTCCGTGACGGAGATCCGCGAGGACTACCACATCACGGACAAGGCAGCGATGGAAAAGATCGAGTGGGCAGACCCCGCCACCGGCATGCGCTACTACAAGTACTTCGGTACTTCCGAGGCTGAAAAGCGTTTTCTGAACAACCGGGAACTCCTGGCCATGTTCAGCGTTGACGTGACCAACTCAGGCATCACCTCCAACGGCACCGTAGGCACCAAGGGCATCCTCCAGCAGATCCTGGCAGGCGGTTCCGAACTGACCTACACCGGCGGCTCCCTGAACTCCGTCACCGACTTCCAGTCCGTGACCCGCGAACTGGACTTCAACGGCGCCAACACCGAGATCCACCACCTCTGCGACACCTATCAGCACCAAGAGATCAACGCCAAACTGTTCACGCAGTACAACCAGGGCGCGATCCTCTACGGCAGCGTAGGCGGCAGCAAAG